TGTTCTTCAGAAAGTTGTTGAAGTTGTGAGAGAAGTTCTTTGTAAGTCATTTTCTCAGAGGAGAATTGAAGTAACGAGTGAAGCATAGCACCAGAATGATGCCAGTGGAGATGACACCGACCAGTCCGAGAACTGTCACAGTATCGCCAACGAAGTTGTAAGTTTCAGGTGTCATTTGTTGCGGTTACGATGACGGAATGAAGCGGAAGGATCGGGATCATAAAGTCCACCGCCTTCACGATCTTCAAGGTAGAAAAGAATTGAAAAGGTGGTGAGAATCACACCACCCAGAATTGCAGTAATCATCAGTAGGTTACCAGTGCAGAAACTTTATCATAGAGGGCGGCAACATCCACCCCCACAATCTCACTCACCTCATCCCAATCATCATGGAACTCGATGAGATCCAGGAGAGCACGAATCTCTGCCTGATTGATTCCAAGAACTTCAAACATAATCAGTAATCGTAATCGGCGGCGAGATACTCATTCAGGTTAAACTCTTCATCATTCAGTTCAGGAATGTCGAAGATTTCACCAGGAGCATCTTGAATCTCAGACCAGAGTTCATCAAACATTGGGGTGTCTTTCAGGTGAACGAATGTAATGTATCAGGGTCTGGGGGGCATTGCAACCCCCCTTGTGACACTCTCTCAACTGTCACTAGTGTTGATGAGACCTTCCTCAATCAGATCACGAAGGAATCGACCATAAAAACCTTGCAACCAAGTGTATGCTTTGGTATCATAGATCTGCTGAAAAAGTGTAATCACCTCATCATCAGAATCCAGACCAGTTTCCTCAAACCGTAGCAGCAGATCGGTGTCAAGCATTGGTGAATGTTTCAGGAACGAATGTAATGTATCAGGGATCAGCGGCGTTTGGTGGTTTTCTGTGCCACTTTCACAACTGGCACATCGGTATCAACAACTGCCAGCAATTGAGTCACGATTGTATGCATGAAGCGCAGCACGGTTTGAATCACCTTGCGAACTTTTTCGTTGCCGTTGTTTTCTTTGTAAGCACGAACACTAAATTGTATAATGCCCACAATGATTGCGGAGATGGTAGCAACATTGAAAATCAGAGTTTGAATGAATTTGTCAGAAAAGAGTTTCATTACATTTGGGGTGTGGGAGGTTAAGTGTAGAGATCTCCTCAACCACGAATGTAGATTATCAGGATTTGATTGGGGTTGCAAGGGGTCTTGTGCCACTTAGGCGACTGTCACACTCACCTCTTTGATGTTAAGACCCATCAACTGGTTTGTGACACGATTGCAGACAACTTCGGTGGGGTTCTTGACTCTGGACTTCTCATACCAGAATGTAACGCAACCATCGTAAGTTTCGACCCGAACTTTAACTTCAGTCACGGTTGAACCTCAGGAACAAATGTGTGTTGAGAGGGCACGGTAATTGCTTTTACCTCAACCACATTTCCCCGCTTCTAGTTAGTTGTCGGGGTGGTTGGGAACCGCCTTTGCTTCTTCCCTCTCAACTTTTATAGTATGGCAGGGGATCACGAGATTCGCAACCCCCCCTGTGCCACTTACTCAACTGGCACAAGATATCTTGACGGTTGCCCTTTGGGTCTTTAAAGTTCCTATACCCTTCGGTTCAACGATACCAAAGGTATCTATAATATTTAAGATTTCTAGATCTTATTCTCAATAAGGAAAATCTTATTGAGACTCAATAAAAAAGATCTTATTGAGAATATAAACAAAACATATGTTCTCGCATATAAAAATGGGCGAGTTCACCAGGCTCGCCCACATATATCCACTGCCTATTGAATATAAACTACATCTCGACGAGGGTAACTTTATTTAAATGTGAGGCAAACCCATTCCTCATATAATATATCGTATATGTGATCTCGACGAGTTGTGTATATCGTATATGTGTGTATGTGATCTCGACGAGTTGTGTATGTCTCGTCGAGATCATCATATCATCTAGTCGAGATCCTACCAGTTCTTGTTAAACACGAACCCATCTTCGAAATCAAAATCATAACAAAGATTGCAGTTCCAGGTAGCATCCCAATCAACTACCACGAACGAAGGTGCATCAAACCCATAGATGTCAGCGGTAAACTCTTCGGCAAATGCTGCCTCAGAATCATAAGAACCCCGATAGGCATCTTCAAAATGACCCAGATCATTCTCATCATAGAGTTCCAGAAATGCATCAATTGCATCTGCACCATAACGATTGCAGAGTTCCTGATACAGTTCCTGATTCTCTTCGGAGATCTCATTCTCCAAAGTCTCATTGTTGATCAGACCCTTAACAGTCAGCAACTCAGTATAAAAGGCAGTATACTGAAGTTTGCCTTCGAGTTCATACCCACAGGCACGAACGATTTCAGACATCTTAGCAGGCGGGTTTTGTGCCTGCATCTCATTCACTTTGTTCAGCAGGGAAGAACCAGTCAGCATTGGATTGAAGAAAAGAATGGGAAAGGTTGAGGTTTGCCACCAGGCGAATGCCCAGTATACCAGTTGGCGGTGGCGGGGTGGTCTTAGTGCCCCCCTCAACCTGAAATCAATATATCAGGAATTTGAGAGAAGCGCAATCACCCTTGTGCCACTAGTCAGACTGGCACATACCCGAACTGATCAATCATAATATCCCGCACGTGCTCACGATCAAAACTATCACCACAGAAATTTGCACCTGATTGAATGTATTTAAAGGTCGCCTCAATGATATCATCATCAGTGGCACCCATATCATAAATGCCACCAGGACCATAGAAGGACCTGACATAACGAATGAATTCCATCATCACTTCACCTCCGCCAGCAACAGTTTGTGAATACGATCTGCTTCTTCCAATGTATCAGAATCCAGTCGATCCCATTCGACCCAATCATAGGCGGATCCTGCGGTTTCGTATGAACCATCAGGCAATATTGGAGCATACATCAGAACTCTTTGATTGTTTGCATCCAGAGTGTAGGTGCAATTGTTGAGTTTGGAAATGGCGAAAACCATTGGATTTCTTGTGAACGAATGTAGAATAACCCCTCACAAATATTTCTGCAAGGGGTTTTGTGCCAGTTTGGCAACTGGTTACTTATACAAATATCCCCCACTCCAATCTGCATTCTGAAACAACCATTCTCGTTGTTCAATCAAACGCAGATCATAGCGAACACCTTTGGCAGGAGATTTCCAACTGGCAGACTTATAAACCTCACCAGTCTTTTTATCAACAAAGCAATGCACAGAACGAGCACCACTAGAGTCAATCATGATGATCTTGTGATACTTACGACCAGACTCGAAGATATAATCATAACCTTCGGGAGCAGCATGACGCAGAGCATCACAGAATTGCCACACATACTTAACAACATTCAGTTGAAGAGTATTCACAGCATCACGCTCAGCACAGTAGGCACTGAAGTCTTTGGTGAGAAAAGCAGAAGTCATGAGATTTCTGAGGAACGAAACCAACATAATCCCTTACGGAATATTCCACCAGGGGTCTTGTGCCAGTTTCCTGACTGTCCTCATTCTCAATAACAAGAGTCTTATTGAGAATCAGAACCAATCTTATAACTGGCACATTACTCGAACGGATCGTACTCCTTTACCTTATAATGGAGATCTTCGCCTGGTTCGAGTTCCAATATCTCACGCCAATTAATATGATCTAGATCTAGATCATCATAACACATGATGTCGAGTGTAACCTGTACAATACGTTTCTGTGCAATCATGGGTATCTAGATGTGATGTGTAGATATTATATCATGCATAATGACGATAGGCAAGATCTTGATAATCGTGCCCGTCACGTGCATAATCCTCGTCGAGATCTAATGCACCTAGTACATGATAGTCTTCGAGATCTGCGTAATCATTAGTGTATGTGTAGTCGATGTCGTAATCGTCGTACATAGCTCGTCGAGATTGTGTGAACGCTTTCGTATTATATCATAAAAACTCGTCGAGATGCAATCTAGACTAAATAGAGTTCTCGTCGAGATTCATAGCAGTATATATACAAGCTCGTCGAGTTTTTATGATTCTCGTTATATCTCGACGAGATTCTATCACGAACTTATAAGAATGTCAAGATTTTATGATTCTCGTTATATCTCGACGAGATTCTATCACGAACTTATAAGAATGTCAAGATTTTATGAGTCTTGTGTGGGTCTGGAAGTATTTCGGCGGGCGGTGGACTTGACAAACTCCGCGTCTTATGATACGCTCGCTTAGCTTGCATAAGAATCAGACATTTATAAGCATTCAACACATAAGAATCAGACATTTATCAATATTCAACACATAAGATTAAATAGTGATAAACATTCAATAAATAAGAATCGAACAGTAATAAAAACTCAAAGAATACATAAAATATTCTCAACACCACATACACTTGATTCTCAATAATACAAAACTTATTGAAAATGTTATAGTACACACATATATTTAATAAAATATTAACTCAAAACAGTATTTTACACTACAGAATACAAAATTTATTATACCATGAAATAAAGCATATATACCATACAATACATAAAATGTAACAAAAATAATACCATACCATATACAATGGAAAGAGGAACCATCTATCTCATTTTGAATAAGAAAAACGGACACAAGTACGTGGGAAACACCACACTTGCAATGAATAAAGAATGGGCACACCACATAGATCGTTCAAAAAGAATGTCTTCTAAACCTCTACACAAAGCATTCAGAGAATATGGACTACACAACTTTATGATGAAAGAACTGGACGAATATGATAATACCAGTTTAGATGATAAACTTAATGAATGGATTGAAAAATATAAACCCGAATACAATCCTCCTCCTATTACTCCTGTAGTAAAAGAGATTCCAATAATTGAAAAAAAACCAAGAGTTTATTCATCACCACCACATCTCATACAATGGAATAAACAAAATAGAGGAAATGGTAAACACTTTGGATTAAAGATAAGAGGAAAGAATCTAGAGACTGGTCTATGTACAGACTATGAGAATGCAAGAGTGGCTGCAGAACAAATCACGGGTAATCCCAGAAACAACTCTAATATACTACTTGCCGCCAGAACAGATAGAATCGCATATGGTCACAGATGGCAGTTACTAGAAAACAAGAAAAAGAAAAAAGCAGTATTTGGTGTCAATAAAAAAACCGAACAAATTGAAGTTCAGTTTGAAAGTATTAATGCCGCTGTTCGTGGACTGAAAGGAACCGATAAACAAGGAATTCTAAAGAGTCTAAAAAATCCAAGACGTTATAGTTGGAAAGGTTACTGGTGGTACTTCAGTTAAAAATCGAAATTGTTTCGATTTCTTTGCATTCCTGAAGTTTAACTTGATTCCAGTCATTTCGATACACAAGAACACAGACATCATTCATACGATTATCTCTGATATCAATACAAACAGAGATATATTCATCACAAACAAATCGAACTTCACCCACCCAATCTTTGTATTGAACGATGATACCCTGAGCAAAAGATGTTTTCATACAAATGCATTTTCCAGTGAAATTCCCTGTGATCAGCAGTGAGAAAACTCAGAATGCATGATCGGGAACGGCACGAAGGCGATTTGGATTGTATCCTTCAGAGATTAGAAATTCAAGACGTTGTTTTGCCTGTTCTTTGGAAAGTTGAACATCCGTTGATTCTGTCAGTTCCCAACCATTGGTCGACAGTTCTTCAATACGATAAAGTTGTTCAGACATTATTTTAGTTCCAATGGAGCAGATGTTTTTGAAATTTTTCCTCTGAACATCAGATTGAAACTGAGTGTAATCCGAACATCATCATTCTTAAATGGCATTTCAGACTGATACACACAGTGTGGCAACCAGGAAGGAAAAATCAAAACATTTCCAGATTGAAAAGGAACCGTATAACGACTCATATTGAATACAGTCGATTCTTTATAGTCTGGTTCTAAAACCTGTGTAACAGATCGCGGATCAATGAATGTCGTACCAGCACAGTTTTCTGGTCCTTTCAGATGAATAATACCACTCAAATAGGAGTTGGGATGAATGTGTTGTACATGACTATAGGTTTCGGACGTCGAAAAATTTGCCCACATACTGGTAATATAGAGTTCATCATAAACCAGTTGATTGAACTGACAAATGCTTTCTCCCAGTTCAAGAATACCTTTACAAAAGTCTGACATTTCGTCCAGAAGATGCAGTTGATCTCCCTTACGCATATGAATTGTCGAACTGCTTGTGGTTTCTTGTTTTTTTAGAAAATAAACAATCTGATCAATTACTTCTGAAGTATTCGAAAAGTTTTTTTCAAATGATGTCACAAAAACTGGAGAAGAGAAGAGAGATAGAACTTCTCCGTTTGATTGTTGCCGTTGTTCTGTGTTTTCTTTCATGTCGTAAATGCATCGATAATACCAGATTTATACTCATCAACCAGTGCAAACTTCTGTGCCTTGACGATATTTGGCATAATCAGATTTTGATAGCGATCATCAAAACCATTTTCTTCCGCTAAGAGTTTGAATGCTTCTGTATCATTTTCGGCAATCAGAGAGATCACGCCACCATATTCAGAAGATGGAAACGGAACCCAATAGTCAACAATGTAAAGAGATTTCATCGGTATGTGTAAGTTACTTTTTGATTTTAGTATGATTATTTTTATTTGTCAACTGGTATTGTGCGAATCATAAGTCAAACAAACTCCTGAATATAATAGTCGACCGTAATCTCAAGTTCTGCCGCTTTTTGTTCATAATACTGATCGGCATATTGTTTTGCAACAGTCCAGGCACTATGACTGAACTGTTCGAGCTCGGCATGTTTCATAAAGTCTTGAAATGCGGTCATAGACTGTTGAATGTTTTCGTTGTTCATTTGTGATGAGGACAGTCGGGATGAAAAGTGTATGATGCACAGGCATCATATGCCCTGAACATCTCAGAATCACGGTGAATCAAAAAAACATTCCATCCAAGAATAAAAGCAATTCCAACAAGAATCAAATGGTACAGTTTCATAAATCAGTCCTCAGGATAGAGTTTCCAACCGTCAGGGCATATGCCCAGTTCTTCACAGCGCACCTCATAAACAATGCGCTTCAGCAGGCGCAGAGACATTTCCTGCTCAATTGTTTTTTGAATTGTGCGGCGCAGTTGTGCATCTGTGATGGTATCGGTGATCATCGGTGATTTCCTTGATTACCTCTGTATTATACAAGAAGAATCTCCTCATCACGAGTGTGCCGTGCCAGTTTGATGAGTGGCACATTCGATTCATTCATACATCAGAATGAAGGAGTCACATCATTTTTCAATAATATACTGGATCGATCCATTTGTTCAAATACCGTATAAAATTTATTGTAAAGTGCCGAAACACTTCCATATTCTCTTGCGATGATTTGCTCTTCGGGCAAATTTACAAGTTGCAGTGCAGATAGAATCACTCCAATTTCGTGTACATTCAGATTTACTTGTATATCAGTCATTTGTTTAATCCCAAGAAACGTCTTTTAAAGTTACACCAGGCATTACATATGTCCAACCATCTCTAGATGCCACATAATCCCACTTGTATTCGTATTGATTGTAGTTGTCCCAAGTCATATATCCAGCAGTTTTATCAAATCGCCCTTTGATGATTAGTTTAAACAAATTTGAAAAAATATTACGAGTGCGAAGACCTCCACCAGTTTCGCGGGTTTCAATTACCACACAAGTATCTTCAAAGATTTGACCTTTACTTTCTAGATGACAGGGAGTTTCATATCGAAATGGTTTGTAGATTTTGGATTCTTTAGATGTAAGAAATGTAGTTTGTGCAAATGTGGTTTTTCCCAATAGAAGTAATGCCACAATTAATAAAGTTTTCATCAATCAAATATCAGTAGAGTTTTTCTTTCTTGCCATATTCTATCATAAATCTTCGGGCAGAGTAAGCCTCAAACTGTGTGGCAAATGATGCGATTTTTTGCCCATTATCTGCCCAGTACAAATACCAGCGATTGTAAAACTGTTTAATGAGAATCGGCATCTTAGATTAGTAGATCAGATTAATCACTGTTTGAGTGACTCTAACTCCCCAGTTCATAAAGATAAAAAATGAGGAAATAAAAATGAGTTTGTCAGTCGTATTCATCGGGAGTTTCAATCAGGTGACCAGTGATAATACCAATAAAAATGGATAAAAAAAACCAAAAGAGTAAAAACACCATCATTTTAGTTGCAGACTGCACTACCAACTATACCACCAGTAACAACACCAAGTGGAATGCTCCACCAACGATCTGGTACACTTTTTGTTACTGCATATGCACCAAGTCCACCTAAAATTGATCCTAATGGTGCTGCCGAACAAGTTGGTTGTGCAACTGGTTGCATCACTGGAGTGGCATAATAAGAACCACCATTGTTGGAATGATAGTATGTTTGGTTCTTGCAGTTCGTATTGTATGCTTGCGTATTCACACCACCTTGCACATAGTTACCGTACTGATCATAATATCCAGGTGCATAGTTTTCATGATAAGTTCGACAAACCTGATAGATGTTTGTTTGTTGTGCTTTTCCAATAACAGGTGCAGAACACAACATTAAAGGAATCAGAATGAGTAGTTTTTTCATTTTTATGATGATTAATAAACAGTAATCTTCAAAGACTCTAGCAGCATCATCGCAAGTTCCATTTGATTATCTTCATCAATCACAGGAATGTTAGCATTTACAAACTCACTTGCAAGTTCGGCAAAGAGTTCAGTCGTTCGCTCATTTGCAAAGACAGATGTAGCAAACTCACTCTTAAAACCATCGCACAGAAGACGCAGAGACTTGGTGATGGTCAGTTCGTTGATGGTGTCGTTCATTGGGGGTGTTTTGATTACTTTGTTATTATAAGGCATCTGGGGTGCATTGAAGCACCCACTGTGCCAGTTCTCCAAGTGGTTAGCGGTCATTGGTTGATTGTGTATGTGCTTATTGTAGCGGCACCTAGGCACCGCTCAGAAAGTCAGTATGCCAGTTCCGAATCTGGCACCAAGAAGTCATCAGTTTCCATATAACCCATCCAATCTTGGGGATCAGACTCATAGATTGCAATTTCCCGCAGTTCGTCAATCAGTTCAGACAGATCCATAAGAAACCCTCAGATACCTGATTATTATAACAGAAAACCCGCTTTGTGGGTGAGTAGTGTGCCAGTTAGTTTTGTGGCGGTGGAAGTTGTGGTTTTGCTGCTTCTATGGTAGTTTTTTGTAAACTTGTCATACCTTGATTTAAGACATTAGCAATCGGAGTGAAACCAACAGTTGCAGCAATAATACCAAAAATTACACCAAAAATAAAGTTAAACATTACTTATTCATCAATATAAACATAATCGGGGTGTTTTGCTTTAAAAGCTTCTACCTGTTCTTCATTTTTAAGAAACACCGAAAGAGTAGTATTCGGATATTCTTTATAGTAATACTTTATGCGAATCATACCATTAATGCTCCAGTGGGAATTTCAACAATTTCAGGCAGTTTACTATCATCAAACTGATTCATATTATAGCACACCCATTCACCATTACGGAAGACATAAGCATACTCTTCACTATTATCAGGAAGAAGATACTCACACAGGTCAGCATCAAGGCGAGGAGGGCAATTCTCACCACGATAGGAATAATAATTAGGTCCATAAGAATAATTGGGTCCATAAGAACCGTCAGCACTATTATCCCAGCGGTCATCAGTCCAGCAGCAGGACATATCGCCACCATCAATCAGTTCAGCGGCAAGTTCTTTGCTATTGTAGTGAGTATTCAGGATACGACCCAACCATTCGGGATAACCATCATAATGATGATATGCCGACAAAATAGAACCGTCAGCGAGTTCAAGACCGATGCGGGAGCGGGTTGCCATTGGGGGCTTTTGTTGATTACCTCCATATTATAAAGGGTCCCCAGTGCCCTGAGAACCCCCTGTGTGCCAGTTTGTCAACTGTCCTCAATCTTCATATACTCTACATTCTGGTGCATCAGGATGAGTATCACAATAAAGTTCTAGTGGAGTAGGATCGTGCGAATCTTCTGGATGATTTTCTTTATATGATTTGAGTGCTTTTAACTCCTCTTCGGTATGTCTCCATGCTTGTGCAGAGATCATAGGATCATTTAAAAGATCTTCGTCTCTCTGAATGTGTTGATCGATATTATTCATTGCATTGTATTTTTATGATAAATTATTTATTTTTCATTCACTTAAAGCACTACCTCTCCAATTTTTTGGTTCAGGAGGATCACATTTACCTTCCCAAGACCTTACAAGCAATTCGGTGAATTTTTCCATTTTATTAGGATGAACATTGGCAGGATTGTCATTAATTGCTTCTTTTAGAGCAACAAGTTCATCCCATTCTTCTGTTGTCAGTTTTTCTGTGCTGGTTTTAGAAAGAGTCATAGTCCTCAAGTATGATTGTGTTGATTCTAACACTTACATTCATTATTATGTAGAAACTTAATGTTCTCTTTGGGATTGCTTAACATCTTGTATCTTATTCATTTCAGATTCATAAAATCTCATAATATCAGGTTCAAACTCCGAAAGGTGCCTTTGCAAACAAATTGCACCACTAACATTACATGCATATAATGTTGAGTTATAGTGGCAGGCAGTCCAAGTAATTGTTAGATACTTATAGAGTTCTGAATGTTCTTCTTTTTGTGGTTCTACGAGATCAATGAGTTCCCGTAGCATCTCCCGACTCATTAGGCGTTTCATTTTTATTCTCCAAGAAAGCCTTTAATTTATTTACATCTTGTTCAAGTTCTTGTTCAATTTTTTTATCGTGATAATAAGACCAAAGAGAATTGTGAACATCCATCAGATGATCAATCCAGAAACCAGAAGGATAGATTCCCAGTTCATTCATAAGACCACGATGACTGGTTCCTTCACTTTCTGCCTTACACATAATATAGCAGATTGCCTGAACCATATCAAGTTTATCAGACTCAGAAAGCATAAAATACTTTCCTACTGCTTTTTCTAGACTTTCTTGATGTGCCTTCTGCATTTCTTTATAAGCATCAGAATTCCACCATTCTTGTAGAGATTTACCAAGATTATTTGGTTTTTGTAGTTCTTCCGAACTTACTACTGGATTTTCTTCATTCATTGTGTTACTCTCCAAACATTGTGCCAAAGAAACCAGCATCTCCTGGTTTACGATTTTCAAGTTTATCTAAGAGTGCATCGGTGCTTTGTAGTGACTCAATACGATGAATAAGATCTGAAATGACACTACAAACCATCGGTCGTTCTTGGCGGGCAGCATACGCTAATGCATTACGCAGAGATGCTTCTGCTTCCTTCAAACTGTCTTCAACAGATTTAGATAGTGCCATCAATGTGCTCCAAAAAATAAAATTTGAATAAGTTTTGTTAATTCTATAATGGCAAAAAATGTACGAATTGTCATCATATCCCACATCTTCACTCTATAAAAGTATGGAAAAGAAACAAGATTTCCAAATAAACGACAATAGATTCCAATTTGAACGCTATTAAATAAAATTACTGCATATCCAATAATAAAAAATATATTACCAATAATTCTCAACCAACTAAGAACTGGATATTTTGGATGAATTAATTTATCACTATTCATTAAACTTCGTAATCTTTATTCCAGTCATTTTCATCAACTGGAGTTTCTTTTACTCTATTAACTTTTTCTAAGAAAAAAGACCCATCACCCCGATCAATCCAATAAACTTGATCACCTTCTTTTAAATCTTCTGCTTCAAGCAAATCATTAGGGAAGGTAACAAAGTATTCGCCACTTGGGCCATCAGCTTCAACAGGAAGAACCCATTTATTTTCTTTACCTTTTTTTGCTGAAGTTGTAGCATCACACATTGCATTCAGTTCTTCTTCTGTGTACTGCTGATGTTTTTCCCAGAAATCATTCCAGGCACCTTTATATTCAGATGAGGAATCATTTTCATCGCAGATTTTTTTTACTGGTTGATTACGATCATAATCATAATAATGTTCCGAATGATCTTTTTGTTCATTTGGAAAATTACTATTGCGATCTTTTCTTAAAAGACTATCTTTACCAACAATATCATCATATGCCCCAATATGTCCCTTACCATTACCATTCAACAGTGCAAGAAGTTCGTTTGCTTTTTGTGTCTGTGCTTTATAGGTATAATAGTTGTCCTGAACAACACCTTTAATCACATCATAGATTTCTTGTGGCGTTGCTTCTGTACTCATCGCATCATATAGAAAGTTCTCAACTTGTCCAAGTGAGTATTTTTTGTAGTCAGTCATGACATTGAAGTTCCTCTTTGATTGCTTGAATCTATCATAGCACAGATTTCATAACCTGTCCAGTCCATCCTTTGTAAGGTTTTTTAACTTTTCCAGTTATTCTATCCATCATTCTGCTGTAATGTAGATTATTATCCTTACAAAACTGTGTAAAATTATTAACTACAACCTCTTTACCAGAAATATGTTTTAGTAAATATGTATCTTTACATAAAGCATTGGCAATTTTCTTCCTAGTCTCTTTACTTGTTAGATGCCCTATTCTACTTTTGGACATTTTTTTTACAAGTTTCTTTAGTGTGTTTTTTAC